CCTGATGTTAAGAAGAAAGACTTATTTATAAATAGGTATATAGAATATATGAATAGTCGTTCAGCACAAAGGACCAAGGAAATATATGCAACCACTTTGAAGAAGATGCGCGATTTCGATAGCAAGGTAGATACCTACGCTTTTGAAGATATCTCAAAGGATTGGCTGAAAAGGTTGGATGCCGAGTTGGTAAGACAAGGATTAAAGAAGAACTCAAGGAATATACATTTCAGAAACATACGTGCCGTTTTCAACGATGCTATCGATAATGAGATAACCAGCCATTATCCGATGAGAACATTCGATATAAATCCGGAACAGACAGAAAAACGTTCTCTTTCTGTAGATGAACTACGCACCTTATTTAATTATAATGTTCAGCCATGGCAGCAGAAGTACTTGGACTATTTCAAGCTTACATTCTTCTTGATCGGGATAAATCCTGCCGATATTCTTAATTGTACAGATGAGAATGTTATAGATGGAAGATTGCTGTATAGACGAAAGAAGACCGGAAGACTGTATAGCATCAGACTAGAACCAGAAGCCGTACAGATAATAAATAGGTATAGAGGAAAAACGAATTTAGTCAATTTCTCAGAGAACATGAGGAACTACAAGCAATTTGTGTGCAAGGCAAACAAGGGACTGAAGGCAATAGGCCCTGTCACTAGAGAAAAGAACGAGAAAAAGAAAGCTCACGATTTTCAGAAGGAATATCATACGAAGCATAATCCTTTGTTTACTCATATCTCTCTGTATTGGGCTAGACATACGTGGGCAACAATAGCCTTCTCCATAGGAATACCCGAAGAAATTATTGCCGAAGCATTGGGACATTCCCATGGAAACAGGACAACAGCTATCTATATTGACAAGAGTGTTGCCAATATAGACGCTGCAAATAGAAAAGTATTAGATTACGTTCTATATAAGGAGCAACCAAAGGACTAACCCTTGGAAGCTCCTTTCGAACCAATTAAATAATCAGGCCGTTATCCTTCATGAAGTTTACCATTGCTCTGTTCTGTGGAAGAAGGGCAGGAATATCCATTCTGTTCGCCTTATACAGATTGGTGGCAGAATTATACATATCCCAGGCAGTTACAAACTCCTTATCGTGATATGCCTCCAGCATATCCTCTGTGAAGAGTGTAATCTGTGACTGATTGAGAGGATAGGTGATATTCTCACGAATAGACTTTCGTGATGTATCTGCTTTTACTCTTGTAGCAGTCATCAAGCCAATGAGCAAGAACATCTGTTCTGCAGTAATGCGTGTCTCCTTCATTTTTGCAATACGCTCACGATCAGTCTCGATGATATGCCGGGCATCGACAAGCCACGACTTCAAGGTATCAAGCATTGCCGCTATTCCCATACCAGAACCCTTCTTACCCTTTTCGGAATAGCTTGACATATACAGCTCTGGAGAGAGCATACACTGATTGTGGCAAATCATCACATTCGGACCGAATCCAATCTGAATGCCTTTCTGGTGGAAGGCTACGGCCACATTAGTCGTAGTCTCGTCATTATCGAAATCGGTGATACGGATATTAGCATAAACTCGACGAAGGATATGCGCCTCTACCGCATGCTGACCTTTGACCGCCTCCACTTGTGGGAGGCGAACCACTCCTGGCGACTGGCGGTCTCTGTTCTGTGCGGCAAACATATCGTAAACCTCAACATTATAGCCGAGCTCAGTACACTCATCAATGACCTTGTTGAAAAGGTCAAAGTGATAGATGCCACGGAGTGGATTTCCGTAAACATCATCTTCGCGGTGTGTGCGACTCAACTGTTCGAGAGTGATAGCCTGAGTCTTGGCTTTCTCGAAATCAAAGAACTTGTCTTCATTAATTGATGAAGGAACTGCTACCATATCTTCGGCAGCCTTACTCAAAATTGTTGCTGTTGTCATAATCTTTAATATTTTAATTGGTTATAAATTATTTCAAAGGAATGCCAGCTTCTGCAAGAAGCTTAATTCTCTCTTCTTTTGTTGCTTTTGTCAAGTTTGTCTGCTTGACAATACGTCCGGTAATATCCCTTGTTATAAGGAACACGTAATCGACGTGGTTGATCCAACTTCTTTGACACATCTCACGATAATCATTAGCTTCCTCGTAAGTCTTAAATCCGCTCTTCTTATCATATTCGAAGTCATCACGGAAAACATATAAACTGTTAGTCTTCATTTTTAATCTCAATTATGTACATTAATTCTTTATCTGGAACATCCTTCTTTTGATAAGGAGAATCGTACTTATATACGACTGCATCATCAAGGTATGTTCTTACTCCCTCCATGAAGCCATCTTGTAACACAGAGTTATCTGTAATGTAGGCTGCCAGGAAGAAGCCGTTTCGCTCCTGTGCATCTCCTAGGCCAACTGCACTGAAATGACTTCTGAAAGTAGTACCCTGCAACTCGTCGAATGAATACTGTATCATAAGTCTTTTCATCATTTCAAAAAATACTGCTACTTTAATTGCTTTCATTTAAAAGACTTAACCGTGATGTCGAGGGCTTATTCTATTAATGTTTGTTTGCTATATCAACTAATACTGCGATAAAGATAAATATTAACGTATCTATGACAAATATAGTTCCCATATCAGACCTCCTTGATTATACCATACTTATTTCTCCATCGAGAGCATATTGCTTGATCTCTTTTAATACTCGACTTTCTTGAAAAGTAAGTGTTGTCATGTCTACTTAAAATTAAAGTCCTTAATCTGTTTCTTCTCGCTAAATTTGGCATTCAAAATGTCCTTTACGATGAAATCTGCAAGAGGAGCTAATACCATATTCATTGCATCAATCAGTTCGCCATGTGCTCCAAGTTTAATTAAAACACCTGCATATTCACAAAGAAATTCATGTGATGAAATGAATCCCATTTCATAATGCTTTTTGATAATCTTAATTTCTTCCATCTTTATAAAATTATAATTGGTTCAACATAGTCTGTGGTTAATCAAAATAACCATTCTTACTATATGCAAAAGTACAAAAAAAATGTGATATATGCAAATATACCACACTTTATTTTAGTTAAAAATACCAAATTTAACTTGCTGAGTATCAAGAAGTTAAGAGTTTTTATATATACAGCTTAATGTAATAATTTTTGTGGCGTCACCAATCTTGTCTATCAGATTGGTTACGGCTTCATCCACTTCGCACAAAGCATTATACACATCGTTTGGAACATTATCCATTTCCAAACCATTACTACACGTTTTCCAAGTTTGGTTTAGCTGCCTTGCAGCATCCACCATTAATTTAATGTCCGTCATATTTCTAAATTTTAAATGAATATCCTACTAACTGCCTGGCAGAGCCATCCCATCATATAGCAAGGCTCTTCGTCTTTCAAGTCAATACCTAGTGATTCGCAGATGTGAGTGACAACGTGGAATATTTCGTGTGTGACAGTATTCACAAACTCATATTCCGACGTGGTCCTACTGACAGCAACCACGCTCTTTCTTCCGGCAAGGTTGGAGTAGGTTAGACCTGTATTGGACATTCCACGCAAGCAATGCTCCCTTGCGCTTTCGACCGCCTTTTCTGTGCAGCCTATCTGCACAAGGGAGTTGCATACTTCATCGGTATCTTCTTCTTTCAAACCGTAGAACACAAGAATCCTCCAATCATACTTCTCTAGATATATCTCTTGACTTATCATAAAATATCATCCCATGGAATGCCGATACCATTATGGTTGCAATCAGCATAGAATCTGTTAAAGATAAAGCCATCCTTTTGGTCGGTATCATCAACCATATCTTTCACGAACAAAGCCATGTGAGCTTCGTCCTCGATGGAAGACTTATAGAAATCAGCTTTAACCATGTTTGCCACATAGACATGATCATAGCCTACATTATTTTCAAGCGTCACTCCCTGCTTTGTAAGGATGGATTCAACCTTATCCTTATCCATGTATTCAACCTCCTCATCCTTTTTGGTGACCGGGTTGTATTTTCTCATCTGAGCTACTGCCCACTCACAAGCTTTCTTGTTGAAGTGCCAGCCATTATATCTCAGATATGCTATCATTCCTTCTGGCTTCATATCGTAAGCATCCAAAGGCATTCTACATTTTCCCATAGCTTTTCTTTTAAGGGTGGCAGGGAAAATCCCCACCACCGAATTAAACATTAGTAACGTCCACCACCACGGCGACCATAGTAGCGTCGTTCCCCATAGCGGTCTTCGTCGCGCCAATCTTCATCGTCCCACTTGTCACGATAGTCTGGCATCGGCATACGGTTTCCCATACGCTCGCGCTTCAAACTATCCAAGCACTTCATAACCTTGCCACCTGCTCGAACCATTTCCTCGCAGTTGTCAACAAGCTCATCGAACT